TAATTGTTACCTTGCTAACCTTGGAATGGTGTTTAGAGAGAAATCCAACAATTGCATGCCCCATTTCATGAATAGCGATTCTCTCTATTAATTCATCAGTAAATTGATGCTCTGTAGGTTGCCAGCCTACTAGCATTTTTCCGATAATAGTATCTACATCCCTATATTCCATAGTGGGTCTGTTATGTCTGAGTGCATTAAGCATCGCTTCATTCAATATATTTTCAATTTGTGCGCCAGAAAGACCTGCGGTCATATCAACAAGATCTCTAACATTAATAGTCTTGTCATATGGCTTACCCTGTAAGTGAATATTAATGATTGCTTCTCTCGTAGTAGAATCCGGTGGACCAATAAAAATTCGCTTATCTATTCTTCCTGGACGAATTAGTGCAGGATCTAGTAAGTCAGCACGATTCGTAGCACCCATTAGAAAAACCCCACTTGCAGTATTAAATCCGTCGAGAGCGATAAGAAGCTCGTTTAATGTACTATCGCGCTCATTTCCAGATGTTTCGCCATCACCTGATCTTTTTCTTCCAAGTGCATCTATTTCATCAATAAATACAATACATGGTGAGTTCTTTCTGGCTAATTCAAAAAGTTCTCGCACTCTTGATGAACCAACTCCGACGTATTTGTCTTGAAATTGTGCCCCAGAAACTGGTATAAAGGCGGTTTGTGTCTCTCCAGCAAACCCTTTAGCTAACATGGTTTTACCATTTCCAGGAGGTCCTTCAAGAATTAAACCCTTAGGGGTCCGAACGTTGTAATCTTTATACTTTGTGTAATTTGTTAAAATATCAACACATTGCATGAGTTCTAATTTAATGTTGTCATAACCACCAATATCCTTAAAACTTATAGGTGATTTTTTAACAACTTCGAAGTTTTCTGTTTTACTTGGTTTGGTACTAGGATTGCGTTTTGTTCGGATTAGGTTACCATGCATATCATAATAATGACCACTATCCTCTTCGTCATCATCGTTGCTTTGAATAGGAATAGGTATCTTCATGTTACCATTTGAAATAATGAATATTTTCTTAGGACCTAAGGGTTTGATTTCTTCTGTACTTGTGGTTGTGGTATTTTTATTAAACAGAGTAGCCATAATATCATCAAATGCTTTTTCATCTTCTTGTCTAAAAAAATCGTCGATTTCGTCAATATCCTCTTTATTTAATATAGTATTTTCCCTATTTAAAATGCTATTATTTTGTATGGTTGTGTTTTTTGAGTTTAATTTTCTGATGTATTCTTCGTAATATTTTCTGCCAAATGGTCCCCAGAATTTTTTGGGTCTCTCTGTATGCGAATGCAGATTGGTGAAACGTTCTCTGAATCTAGGCGTTATAAAACAACAAACCTTCGTTAAAAAAATGATCTGCAAACAACAAAGTAGAAATCGCATTTACTATAAATATGAAACTTATCTTTATATTCTTCTTATTTATCAAATAAAATCTTAATTTTTTTGTGGATGTATATTATAACATGTTTTCTTTCTTGAGAAAAGTGAAGGGTTTCCTAAAAAATGGAAAAATAACAAAACATCGCAGACACCGAAGCAAACATTTAAGGAAAAGCAGAAAAACAAGAAAAATGCGAGGTGGATGAGGAGGAGCACCAAATCCTATGCATTAGTGCAATAGCCTCATAATTATTGAAGATTTTTATAGTAGTATTTTGAATGATGCGTTGTATGTCGTTTTTCTTTAGAAAAATCATAGAATGCTGATAATAAAATATTGTAAACAGCTTAAAGAAAAACGCGCATCTTTAGTAACTAACATGGTGAAAATTTGTTCTAGTATATACCCAGCAGAGAACGAGCTGATTTATTCAACTTATTTTGAAAAATACCCATATCCTTTGAGTAATTTTCAAAAACACGCGTTAGAAGCGATTGTAACAGGTAATCATGTTTTGGTAACGGCACATACAGGATCCGGTAAAACACTACCAGCAGAATTCGCAATCGAGCATTTTGTTGCGAAAGGAAAAAAGGTTATATACACGAGTCCCATTAAGGCACTTTCTAACCAAAAATTTTATGAATTTACTAAGAAATTTCAGGGGATATCTTTTGGGGTTATAACTGGGGACATTAAGTGCAATCCTGACGCGGACGTATTGATTATGACAACCGAAATTCTTCTTAATAAATTATATCAAATAAATAGCGCATCAAAAATGCCGACATCTAGTGTTTCGTTTGATATGAACATTGAAAATGAACTGGCGTGCGTTATTTTTGATGAAGTACACTATATTAATGATGCAGATCGTGGAAAGGTTTGGGAACAAAGTATTATGATGCTGCCTTTGCACATACAAATGGTCATGCTTTCTGCGACAATAGATAAACCTGAGAAATTTGCTTTATGGTGCGAAACACGCGGTAAAACCACGCGTGACATTATTTTGAACGATAAGCAAGTCTATTTAGCCACTACATACGAGCGTGTAGTCCCATTGACACATTATTCGTTTATTACAACAAATAACGGAATTTTCAAAGCAATAAAAGACAAGGATTTAGAAAAAGAAATAAAAGATGAGACAAATAAACTTTTTACAATACAAAACGCGAAAGGCGCTTTTGATGAGATACACTATCATAAAATGAAAAAGATGTTGGATTTATTTGAAAATAAACAGGTTTTTGTGAAACGATCTCACGTGTTGAATCAAGTTTGCAAGTATATGGTTGAAAATGAAATGTTACCGGCTTTGTGCTTTGTTCTATCCAGAAAGCAATTAGAAATATGTGCGAAGGAAATAACCCAACCTCTTTTGGAGTTTGATTCTAAGGTTGCGTATATTGTTAGACGTGAATGCGAACAAATTATAAGAAAATTGCCAAATTATCAGGAATATTTGGAATTACCCGAATACCAAAATATGGTTGCGCTTTTAGAGAAAGGAATTGCTATACATCATGCAGGTGTAATGCCTATCTTACGTGAGATGGTTGAATTGTTGTATGCAAAGGGATACATAAAGCTGCTTTTTGCAACAGAGACATTTGCGGTAGGCATCAATATGCCTACCAAAACAACCATTTTTACTAGCCTAGAGAAGTTTGATGGCACGGGTATGAGAATGCTGTATTCGCATGAATATACGCAAATGGCTGGACGCGCGGGAAGACGAGGATTGGACAAGGTGGGAAATGTGATACATCTTAACAACCTTTTTAAAAATGTTACTTTGTTGAATTATAAAAAAATGATGTCAGGTAAGCCACAAACTTTGGTTTCAAAGTTCAAAATTTCGTACAATTTGATTTTAAATTTAATTGATATTGGTGATACCAATTTTATTCAATTTGCAAAACGTTCTATGATTCAAGATGATATTGATAGAGAACTTGTGGTTATGCAAGAAAAACAAACAAATCTTTCAAATGAAGTAGAGAGATTAAAAGAAACCATAAGTAGGCTAACAACACCAGAAGAAATTATGTATGAATATATTGATTTATCAGAAGAAAGACCTGCAAGTAAAAATAAAAGACGGCGCGATATTGAAAAAAGAATGCAGGATATAAGGTTTGATTATTCATCATTAGATAAGGATTTAGTTTTTGTTTCTAAATTTATTACTAAAAATAAAGAATATCTAGAATCAAAAGAACAATTGGATAATACAGAGCAGTTTTTGAACAATAATGTTATTCGGATCTATAATTTTTTGTTGGAAGAAGGTTTCGTGAAAAATAATGAAGATGAAACTATAGATCCGATAAAACTTACAATCAAAGGTTCTTTTGCAAATCAGTTGAGAGAAGTAAATTGTCTGGCATTTGCAAACATTTTGGAATCAAAAGCATTAGAAGATCTTGAAACAATACAATTAGTTTCTGTTTTAAGTTGTTTTACAAACATAACAACCAGTGAAGAAAATCGTAGCATAACACCATATTCTGAAGATAAAAAAATCCAGAATATGATTTTGGAAATAAAAAAAATGTATGATTATTATTTGAACGCAGAGAATGATTTGGGAATGGATACGGGTACAGATTATAACATTCATTTTGATTTGATGAATTATGTAATAGATTGGTGTAAAGCAGCAAACATATCTGAATGCAAATACGTATTGCAAAGAATGGCAAATGAAAAAGAGATATTTTTGGGAGAATTTGTCAAAGCTCTTCTAAAAATAAATAATATTTCATGCGAATTAGAGAAAATCGCGGAAAGTATTGGTGCGATACATTTTTTGAGTAAGTTGCGTGAAATTCCAGCAACAACATTAAAATTTGTTGCAACAAACCAATCACTCTATATTTAATTTGTGTGTATTGTTTTCATGTGTTTTAACTAAAGAATGAGAATATTTCTAAGGTTTTGTTTTAGAAAATTTCATAATATTGATGTCCTCTCTTTCACTATCTGTATCTTCAACAAAAACAATTTTCCAACGCAATAATTTATCTCTCTTTTTTCTCCTTGCCGCGGTTCTTTTATTGTTCATCTTTTTTTCTCCGATGTTATCTATTGTGATAATTTCAGGCATTTCGCAATTAGTTATACAACATGAAATTCATTTAATTCGTTTGTATTTATATTATTTCATAATTAGCTTTTACAATAATATAAATACTTTTTCAATTATCATACAACAATATAATTATGATAATATCTAATAAATATGAAGTATTAAATCAAATTGGTGAGGGAAATTTTGGTAAAATTTATAAAGGTCGCAATATACGAACAGGAGAGAATGTTGCTATAAAAATAGAAGAAATAAGTAATGGAACAAAATTATTAAAAAATGAGACCATGATATACCAGTATCTTTCTTCAGGTGAAGGAATACCACAAGTGAAATGGTTTGGTGTAGATGATAAATATAATTATATGGTTTTAACTTTATTAGGGGATTCTTTGTTGGATTTAAAAAACAAGCAACAGACGAATACTTTTTCTCTCGTAGATACACTTAACTTAGGGCAACAAATCTTGAAAAGAGTTGAATACATACATTCTATGGGTCTAGTTCATAGAGATATAAAACCAGACAATTTTTTAATGGATAAACATGAAAAACTTTACATTATTGATTTCGGACTTTGTAAAAAATATATTAAAAACGACGTGCATATAGAAAATAAACAGACCAGTAAAATAATAGGAACACCAATATTCGCGAGTGTATACGTGCATAATTTGAATCAACCTAGCAGGAGAGATGATTTAGAATCCATGTTGTATGTTCTTTTAGATTTGCATCTAGGTACGTTGGAATGGAAAAATTGTGAAAACTACGACGAAATAAAGGAAAAAAAACAGAATCTATTGGAAACTGACTATTTACCGGAGCAATTTAAAAAGTTTTTGATTTATGTTAGGCAACTCAATTACGCTGAAAAACCAGATTACAGATATTTAATGGATTTATTATTTACTTCTAAATTAACTTAAAGACGTATAAAAAGATTACTTGTATTTTCTCTTATGTTTTTTGGATTTTTTGTTGGGTTTGTTGGGTTTGTTGTGTTTGGTGGGTTTGTTGTGTTTGGTGGGTTTGTTGTGTTTGTTTCTTTTTAGTGTTTTTCTGGTTTTCTTTTTTTTCCGAGAGCTTTTATTTTTTTTAATTCCTCTTGCGGTGGCAGCATCGATACTAGCTTGTATTATATGCGCTGCCTTGGCTTTTGAAATATTGATTCTTCCATTTGTAACGGAATTAACGTATTTTATTAAATCTGATGGGGTGATCTCTTCTTCTACTTCTAAATCTTCATTTTCTTCTTTTAATTCATTGTAGAATTGCATTAATTGACTATCATTTATTTCGGGTGCAGTTGGAGGTGAATGCATTGCACCTGTCTCTCGTGCGGATTCGCTTGGTGAATGTTTGTGTATTTTAACTAGATATTCTTCGTCTTCTTTGCGTATGTATTCCCAGTATAAGTTATTTTCTAATAAAACTTCATTTTCGACACCGACATTAATTCTTTTTACATCAGAATCAACTATAATCTTGTATAAACAGCAGTCTCCATCAATAAATGATTCTGCTTGCTCTTTATCCGTTGATACTGATATAAATGTTTTTTTTTGAAAAGATTTTCTAGAATTTGTGCTGCCCCCTCTATAATAAGTTTCTGGGCGACTACTTATTGTCATATGTTCTTTAATAATTTGCACAACTTCTTCGGTATTGTAGGTTTTATCTTCAAAAGAAATGGTTTTGTCGTGTTTGCTATGATATCTGTATTCAGGGCTTTCACTTAAATAACTATTTATTTTTCGATATCCTTCATCGGAAATCCATATTCTAAGAGCAATTTCTATGTTAAGGCTCATTATTACTATAATAATACAAAATATATTTTTTTGATATGAATGTTTATGTATAATCAAAAACTTACTAAAATATAAAATGTTGAAAATAATATAAAGATATACCAATTAGGTATAGTATAATAGAATGTCGTTTAGTGATCCTGTTGTTACAACGCCGCATGATTCAAGCTCAGCAGTGGTTTTGACTGGTCGTGTTAAGTGGTTCAATAATAAGTCAGGCTATGGTTTTATTACAATTACCGATGGCGAGCCCGTTGGTAAGGATATTTTTGTGCATCATAGTGCA